CCACGGTCTAAATTCACGGCGGGGTCTACTGATCTAGGCATGTTGCTCAAGCACAGCAACTACGCTGACCTGACGATCAACCAAAAGCGTGATGGCATGTTCCAAGCGTGGAACGAGGGCGTGTGCGGTACGCCTATTGAGCTGTCTGTGCGTGAGCTTAAATACCAACCAAAGCTCAGGTGGCAGCTACGCACGAAGGAAGACTGCATGAAGATGCACCTGCACTTTAAAAAGCTAGGCAATCAGATGCTTGCTGCCAATTACCTGTACGAGTACGAACACTATGACGAGTTAACCAATGAACATCCCTGCTGACTTACCCGAGTGGATGCTGTGGTTCTACGGCGCATGGTGCGTATTTTTAATATTTTTAAAGTGGTGGTTTAAAGATGGCAAATATTAGCGATTTCCAAAAGTCCTTTCTGGCTCGGGGCACCAACAGCACGCTCTTCACCCAGAAGGAGTTTGACGAGGCCTTGGCCGTTGCGCAGGCGCAGATCATGCAGGTCGCGATCAACACAACCAAGAGCGCGATTGCAATCGAGCGTGAAGAGTGCGCCAAGCTCGTTGACGCAATGCGCAAGGGGCTCGATGGTGTGGACGTGCCGATGGTGCTCGACGTGGCGCTCGAGCAGCTCGCAACGCAGATTCGTAACAGGCTAAAGAAATGATACCCGTGTTCACAGCAGTGCCCAGAGGCAAGTCGGTGGCCAAGGCGCTTGCGAAGGCCGGCCGCGCTACAACAAGCATACTGACAAAGCTGACTGACAAGTCACCCGCGTCGGTACGTGATGCCCTTACCAAGTTGCACCGCCAAGGCAAGATCCACATCGGTGACTACGAGCTAAGCCCGCGCGGCAAGGTCACGAGGATCTGGTACTGGGGCGATGGCGACGACGCACGCGAACCCGTGGTCGCCAAAGACCGGTCAACATTTATCCCCCGCCCTGACGCGGCAGCAGCATGGTTAAGGAACCCGATATGAGCAACGTATTAAAGCAGGGCGAGTACTTAAAAGAGATTGTGACACGTGCTAACGAGCAACAGGTAGGCGGCGCACATTACGCAGTCAAAGCCATACAGCCGTGGGACTACATCGTCGCCAACAACTTGGGCTACCTCGAGGGCAACGTCGTGAAGTACGTCAGCCGGTGGAAGGACAAGGGCGGCGTTGAGGACCTGAAGAAGGCGCGGCATTATTTGGATAAACTTATTGAGGTTAACAATGAAAAAATTTGACGGGCTCGAGAGCGCCCTAGTTGGCACGGCCGAGGTCTGGCAACCAGACGGTAACCGTGTCACCCGGGCGGTCTACGACGGCGAGAAGATCATCAGGCTGCTCATGCAGGACATGCCGCAGGGCGACGCACGCGAGTACTGCGACTTCAACATCGAGGGCGGTTACCACGGTGAGGACACACCCATTATTTTCTGGAACCACGATGAATGACGACGACCTAGTTAAACTGTACGCCGGCATGGCGATGCAGGCACTGATAACGGCCGCCAAGGTGCCTTGGGATCTGATCCCGCACTTGGCCAACGAGATGGCGCAGAAGATGATTGCCGAGCAGGGGAGCACGTAATGGCCGGCTACTCGCTATCGCTGATTAAGCAGATCAACGACACGCCCTTCACGCCGTTCACACGCTTGGCCATGAAGGCCATCGAGCGTGACGTGAGCATCGTGGACATTGCAGATCACCTAGGGGTGTCACGCACCGCGGTGTACGCGTGGTTCTTGGGCAGGTACGAGCCAAGCGACGATAAATTTACCAAACTGGAGAAATACCTTGAACGAATGTGAACAGGCATACAAAGACTGGCTCAAACTGCTCGACCGTGCAGAGGCCAACGATTTACTCGAAGACCCCTACAACATCTGGCTCACTGCGTGGGAGCAGGCTACGGTATTAAAAACTGAGCGTTCCGAGGATCGCGCTCCAACATCGGGGTGATGGCCTTGGAGTACTGATTGACCAACGAGCGCCCAGCCGGTATGGCGGTCATCGCGGCACCTGTACCTACCGCGTACGGGTTGCCGGTTAGCATGAGTGCCCCACCTGCACCACTCAAGGCATCCATCGCGGCCTCGGTGTAGTTGGGGTTCTTTTCCTTCATCTGCTTTTGTGTCTCGGCCACGGCTTTCACAATATCGTGCCCTGCTAACGCACCACCTGCAATTGGTAATATGGGACCAAGTGTCTTAGAGATAGCCCGTCCGGCTTGTGCAAGCACCCCCGGCCGTTGAGCCTGAAGCCGTGCAAGCTCTTCAGCCGTCTGGGTAGCTGCGCCTGTTGCCGCGGTGTAGTTGGTCTGCGCACGAGCGAACTCGTTGGGCGCGTTGCCTGTCAGGTTTAACCATTGCGCCTGCGCGGCTGCACGAGCAGCTTGCGCTTCCTCGTTTGCCGTTTGCGCGGCCTGTAAGGCGTTGACCACCGTTCGTTGCTCACCAGCTAACCTGTCGGGCAAAATAAGGCTTTCACCCGCGCTCATGCCGGGTACAGGGCTCATAGTTCGATTGAGCGCGTAAGCGGCCTCCATGCTCGGTTGCTGGCTGGCTTGCAAGGGTGTTAGCAAGGGCGTCATACCTTGACTGGTGTTCCTACCTGTCGCCCAGTTAACCACCGGTGTGCGCTCAACAGGCGTGCCAAAGGGGCGTGCGGCGGCCTGTGCTGCAGCTAACCGCTGGGCGGCCTCTTCAGCAGCAGCGGTCGTGGCACCAAGGTTAGCGTAAGCAATGTCCGTAGCGGTGTAGTAAGGGAGCTGCTGCGCGCGGTAGTTGTTTAGCGCACTCGTCACGCCAGTCTGTGCCTGCGAGGCGGCCTCGCGCGCTGGGGTAAGCCCCGGTGGCCCAAAGGGCGCTTCTGGCCGATTACGGATTGTTTTTAGTAGCTCCTTGGCCACGCCTACGGATGCACCCGCCGCGGTCGGGGCAAGGTAAGCTCTGATCTCGTCGGTCGAGGCAGATTCTTTTAATTTAGGCGCGTCAGTGGGTTTGGCTGTTATGCCGATAGTTTCTTCTAACGAAGGCAAACCCGTCGTATCGGGTCTTTCCCGTTTAGGGGGGTTTAAAGTTTCTTCAAGGGTAGGTAATCCCATTATTGCTCCCCTAAAACAGTCCGATACATGTCAGAATAATGCGCATTGACCTGACCGTATCGCGATGATTTATTAGCAGGGTCAAAGAACGTTTCAAGGCCTGCGCCTTTATTATTTTGTTCAAACTCCGTAAAGGCTTTATACATCTGAGCGCGATGCCCGTTTTGTACTTGGCTGCGCTTGATGTAATCCCTAACGGATTGCACAGTATCCGACATGCCTGCCAGCGGGGCTTGCAACAGCTTGTCCTCGTTGTTACTGATGGTGCCCGGGATAGCGGCTTTGTTGGCCATTGCAGCGGCAAAGAACTGCTGCGCCAAGATCATGCGAGCGCGTTGGTAATCAGTGCGCTCGGTATCTTTCATGCTCGCCAAAATGTACTCATCAACCGGTAAACGAAGTGACCCAAAACTTCCAAGTGGGATACCCTGATTGATAGCGGTGTTCACAATGTCACGGATATCGTTGTTGTTGCGCAAGATATCAAACACTTTTGGATTACGTTTAGCAATGGTTTCAAGAGAAGTTAAGTCTGCAAAAATTTGATCCGTCACACCCGGCCTGAATTCCAAAATAGCCTTGCGAACCGGCTCGGCCTCTTTACCGCGTAGGGTTAAGTTAGCGTTCGCGCGTTCTTGAACTTTAACTTCTTGATCATATTCAAATTTACGCCTTTCTGCATTACTCATACGACTTAAGTCGGTTGTAATGTTAGTAACCGGATCGGTGTATGAATTGCCATCATGCTTAGCACTCGGTGCAGGTGCTCGTGCATTAGGCGAAACTACTATTGGTCCCGGAGCACCTGCGGGCGGGGTGTTGGTTCTATCATCTGAGCCACCCACAGGGGCATCGGCCGCTTGGGGAGGACGCGCGCCATCGATGCCGGGGACAACGTTAGCAGGTAATGGCTGCTGAGTTGTAGAACCACTAGCCGGGTTAGGGCTAGCGCCCGGTGCCCGGGGGGTCGCACCGATACCGCCTATTGATTTAAAGTAAGCAGCAGCGCCCGGGATTCGATCGTCAATTTCAAAAATACTCATGCCTTGTTTTTGTAATGCAATTGCTGTGTCAATCAGTTTTTCCTGCATCCCCATTTGCTCAGTAACAAACTTTCGCAGCTCAGGGTCATTTACAAGTGCTGCGTGAGCTTGCGCCAACCTTGGCATCAATCCAAGATCAATGCCGCCGTTAGCGGGCTGTACCCCTCCCATTACTTCGGATGGTGACTTGTTAAATATCTTACCAACAATATCGAGCCCTTTTGCTTGCTTGGCCACTTGATATTGTTGACCCGCTAACTGCGCGCGCATCTGAGCAATTGGTATGGCTTGCGCCTCTTGCGCTTGACGCTGCTCGCCCGCAACATCCATGGCCCGGCCAAACGCCTCTGCAGCGCTACCAGTACGACCCGGGTTAGCTAACGCACCCGCGATCTGAAACCAGTTAGTGCCGCCACGGTTCTCAAGCGCTTTTAACTGGGCGTCAATCGCGGCATTGTATTTAGCAAGCGCTTCTTGGTCGGCAGTAATGCCCATCGGTGGGGCAATCACCCCAGCCGACAACGGCGCACCTTCAACTTTTGTGACCATGATTATTTGTCCTTAATTAGTAATACCCGTGCCAGATGGGGGAGCGTTAATTATGGCTGCAATATCGTCCTGCAACGGATTGCTTGCGCTTCCACCAACGTTGCTTGAACCAAACAAATTACCAATGCCGCTAACAAAGTTCTGCCAAGGTGTGTTGCCTCCACTCGCGGGAGTAGAGAATGCACCCATAACGCCAGCGCCCAGCGAGCCAATCTGCTGCAGAGGCGATGATTGGTACGCGCCGGGTATCGGCCCAGTGTAGGTAGACGACACAGAGGTCGGGATCGTGAACCCCTTCATGAGCGCCGCCTGCTGGGCTGCGACCTGTAGTGGAAACAGCTGCTGGTTCTGCGCCATCTGCTGCTGCTGACCGCCCATTGTAGACAGCGCGTTCACGTCACCCATGCCCAAGTTCTGCGTCGTGGTGGCGAGGTTACCCATCTGCGCACCGCCTGCCATCTGGCGCTGCAGATCAGCCTGCGCGGCTGTCATCGCGTTCTGGTAACCGCTTGCGAGCAAGCCCTGCTGCTGGCCACCGAGTGTCTGCAGTGCACCTGTGATGTTCTGACCAAGCACGTTGGCGCCGCGAGTTGATCCAAACTGACCCGAGCCCACCGCACCCGCAGTTGCCTGCGGCGAGATGGTGTTGCGAATGTTTTGCAGACCAAGGCGACCCGCCTCGTCCACGACACTGCTCATGTACGGGTTCATGTATCCTGAGACAATATCTGGCGCAGCCGTTGTCGCGGCGTTCATGGTGAGCGCGTTAGCAGAACTTAAGTTGGGCTGGTAGTTGCCCACGTTCGCGGCGGTCTGATTAAACGCCTGCGTCTGAAGGGGCTGCGCACCGACGTACTGGGCGTTGGTACCTGCAGTCGTGCTCTTGCCTGCCAAGTTGTTCAGGTAGTCCATGTACCACGCGGGTGCCGCAGTCGCCTGCTGCTGCGTGGTCGTGATATTTGGTAGCGCCGCGCCCTGAGTGAACGAGCCACCTGTTGGCGTGGAGGGCGTGCCTAACTGCGGCGGTGTCACGTAGTTAGACGGCGCTGCGGTGATTGCTTGATCAGGCATGATTATTTCCTTTTACCTTTGCTAGCCTCGGCTAGATATTCAAGAGGTGATTTAGATTTTGGTGGTATTGAATCAATCGGAGCAGAGCGCTTGTGGTGCCTAATAGACTCCCGCATTTTATCAAGAACCGCGGCGCCTGCGTCACTTGAGCCGTTGCCTAATTGCGCCACTGTCTCGGCATCAAAGACGTACTCGCCGTCTGCAAGCATCGCGGGGATGTCGTCCGACTGACCGTCGCCGCGCCCCCTGACGTAGTGCCCAGTTGCGCCCGTGATGAACTCGGGGATGTGCTCGCCCTCGCCGTGGGCTTGACCGCCCTTGGCCATCGTACCCGCGCCCAGACTTTGGATACCTGAGCCAGCCATAGCTAGGGGGTTGGTGCCCGAGCCCTGATACAGCCAGTCCGAGCCCGACGCCTTGCCTGTTGGGATGACTGGGATGCCGGGCGTCGGCTTGCCCATCGGTTGGCTTCCCGCAAACGTCGTGGGGTTGCCCGCAGACGCGTCGGTGCCGTAGGTGAAGTAGTTAGGTGCGGCACGCTTTTGCAGCACGCTGTAGAGGCTTGGGTCAACGCCGTAGATGCCCTGCTGCATCTGCGCGAGCTGTAGCGGGCTACCACCCTGTGCTGCGCGTACAGGTGCTAGCTGCTGGTACACGTTGTAGTTCTCAAATGGGTTGTATTCTTCCACGTTCGCGCCTTGCAGAAATGTAGCTTGTAAGTTACCGGGCAGTGCACCGGCAGTTGATCCAGTCGTCAGCACAGGGCTGCTGTATCCATACCCAGTGCCCGTACCAGCCCCTGACCCAGAACCAGTGCCAGTGCCTGACCCAGAACCCGAGCCCGAGCCCGTGCCTGAACCCGCACCTGAGCCGTCACCCGAGCCCGAGCCTGAGCCTGAGCCGCTGCCTGAGCCAGTACCAGTGCCAGCGCCTGAACCAGCGTCCGAACCGCCGCCTGATTCACCGCCTGTGCCAGTGCCGCCTGATCCACCGCCGCCACCTGTGCCCGCGTCCGAACCACCACCACCACCACCACCACCACCACCACCACCACCACCACCACCACCGCCACCGCCTGTGTCCGTGCCTGCACCTGACCCGCCTGTGCCTGTGTCCGTACCTGACCCACCGCCTGTGTCCGTACCTGCGCCTGACCCACCCGATCCGCCGCCTGTATTCGTTAGGCTGGCAACAACATCAGCGGGTAATCCTGTCTTATCAGCTATGTCCTGAATACCCGCGTCGGTCAACGAACCGTTGGTGGTAATTAAATCTTTATTGAGGGCGTCCACAGGCGAGGTATCAAGCAGCTTTGAATTGTCGTCAATCCTTTTTTCAACTAGCGCTATGTCTGCTGGCGATATATCACCCGAATCCGCGGCGTTTTCGGCAATTGATTTTGCGTCAGGACTTGCTGTTGATTCATCAGACTCGTCTGCCGTTAGCACTTCCTCTGGCTCTACCTCCGAGGGCGACAGTGGTGCTTGTGCACTCGGTTCAGACTCGTCGGTAGGCTCTACCTCCGAGGGTGTCAGCGGTGCTTGAGTAGTTGGTTCAGACTCGTCCTCTGGCTCTACCTCTGTAGGTGTCAGAGGTGCTTGGGTAGCGGGTGCAGACTCGTCTTCGGGTTCTACTTCCGAGGGTGATAGGGGTGCTTGTGCGCCTGAGTCGGACTCACCTTCTGTTCCCGGTTCGCCACCCTTAGTCGTGGGCTTAGTCGTGGGCTTAGGCTTGACTTCCTCGGGCTCTACTTCCTCAGGCGTGAGCGGTGGTTGTGGCACAGGTCGCACAAGTTCTGGTTTTAAAAACGCTAAGTCTGGAATATTTTCATCAAATTCAACGTTTAGAATTGGTGCAACAGGTTGCAAGTCCTGCCTAACCGCCGAGATAGATTCTGGGTTGTTAATGTACGCATTGAGCAGCGCATCAACCTTCTCAGGCGTTGTGTTTTGAAACCCCGAGGTTAAGTTAAGGTCTTCGTCAACAAGGGCAGACAGGTCAGACTGCGTTGCCTGATCAGTAATATCCCTAAGCGCGGGCAAATCGTGCGGATTCACTGGCACGGTTTGGTCGCTTCTTGGCTGAAACGTTGGGACTGGTGTTGGCTGACCATTTGCGCTGAATGTGTATAGCCCGGGCGCCAGTCCGTAAGCCGCTGCCTCTTCCGCAGACAGCCTAACTGTATTAGGCGGAAGGTTTAGCGCGTTTGCAACGCCTAGTGGTGCTGTTGTCGGCACATTACCATCAGTAACAACCGTCGTGGGGGCGACAGGGATGTTGTCTAGGTCGTCTGTTGCTGCTGTTGTTGTTGTTGTTGTTGTTGTTGATTCGTTTGTACCTTCTTCTTCAATTGTCTTGCGTGCATAATCAAGAAAATCCTCATCATCTATTTCTACAGGCGCATAGCCTAAGGTAGCAATGCCTGTGTTGTACGAGTCAAGCAAGTCGGAAATTTTGTTTGATCCAGACATATTGACCGTCAGCCCATCACCACCCGAAACAGAGACAGGGTTTGCATCGCTAGTCGTAGCACCCGCCAACGAGGTTAACGGCGCACCAACAGTCGGATTAGCAGCGTTCGCCACCAACTGGTTATAAATAGCATCAGCGTCGGTTTGACCTGTTGCCTGCTGAATCAGTGGCGGCGTCACAACATCAGCAAGCGTCGTGGGCGTGTTCTGGTCAATCGCGGCCTGCACCAGCGGTGGCGGCTTTGGCAGATCACGATTCATCGCGTCTTGCGCGTCCTGCTGAAAAATAGCATTAACAACGTCTGACTGTGTTGGCGTATCTAACTCCGTGCCAACGGGCGACTTGTTTGACCCCTCAATAGGCAGAGCCTGAGCGTTTGTTGCGCCAGTCTCGTACTTAATTGCGTCAACAGTCGATGTGAGTGCGTTTGTAATATCAGCTTTGATGTCCTGCACGATCTGGCTGTTGCCGATCATGCCCGCGACACTAGTCAGCCCCGAGTTGACGGCGCCCATGATCGCTGCGGTGCCAATATCACCGCCACGGATTGCGGTAACGACGGAGCTAGAGACCGCTGCGTTGACAGCCTTCACAACGTTCGGGTCAGTAATGCCTGCGTTGTTTAATATGTCGGCCGTGCTTGCAGGCACCACGTTGGCGAGCGTAGCCGTCAGGGCGCCGCTTATCGCCGCCTGCACTGGGTCTTTTCCTGTTGCAGCGGCCGTTGCAGTCGCAACAGCCGTCTGAGCGCCGATCTGGGCGAGTGTACCGCCACCTAGCAAGTCAGCGCCTACAACGCCTGCGCCTCCCGACAGGGCACCCAAAGCGCCTGCCTTTAAAACTTGCCCGATGTCGCCGCCTTGCGCCGCGGTCACCGCAGCGTTGATCCCCGCGGTCTTTGCCGCCTGTGTTGCGGCAGCAGTCCAGTTTACGCCTTGGGAAGCGGCCGTACTGCCCATCGTTGCGGCTGCACCTGCATCAGACAACGTGCCACCCATTAAAGCCGCAGCTTCGCTTGCTGTAAGCCCAGCGCCAGCAGCACCACCTGCACCTGCACCTGCGCCGCCAGCAAAACCTAACTCGCCAGCGGTGGCACTGGCTAAGGCACCCTCCGCACCTGCAGCACCAAGCCCCAGCCCCTCTAATAACGCACCACCTACGCCGCCCGTTGCCATCATAGCGGCAAGCAACATCATGCCTTGGGCTGTGTCAGCAGGAATTTGACCGCCGTACTTTCTTTCGTTTATGTACAGCAGATCCTTGACCGTGCTGGCTGTTTCAGCAGGTACGCCAGTGTTATAGATCGTCGTGCCGCCAGTATTCGGGTCAACAAACAACAACTGACCCTGCTCGTTGCGTTGCTGAATTTTGCTATCAAGCGATGCCGTTTCGCCCTGCTTGAGCGCCAACCCAAGGGACGCTGGGTCAATAATTAACTCACCCTCTCGCGTATTTAACCCCGCACGCACCGCGTCAACTAGGATACCTTTTAAGTTGCCTTTATCGTCGTAGAACTGCGTGGGCGTGCCTTGAAAGTTTGGCCCCACATGCTGCGCCAAGGTGTTTGGGTCAACTGGAGTAACACCTGTGGCTTGGACAGGCTGTCCTACTTCCTTTCTTTCGCCGCTGTTTACATCAAGCCAATACGGCGCAGTAGAACTGCCCATCCCCATGCCGGAGCTGTCGTCATTGCCGCCCGGTTGGTACTCCCACTGCGGTGCCTTTGCTGCTGCAGTTAATGGCGCAACAGCAGCAGGTGCTGGGGATAAGCCCCTTGATTGACCCTCTGGGCTAGATGCAAGTGCGGCACGCACCTGCTCACCCGTCATGCCTGAATTTAGCGCGGCAGTAAAATGCGCCATACCGCTAGGGTCAGCCTGCCTGCCAAACGTTTGTTGGTATATATCGTTGACCGTTTGAGTCCAGTCTGTGGCTGCAGGTGCTGGTGACAACGGTGCAACAGCAGCAGGTGCAACAGGTGCAGGTGCTGTCGCGACTGGCGCAGGTTCTGGTAGTGGCGACAACGGTGCAGCCACGGGCGCGGGTTCGGGCGCAACCTCGGCTAGACGAGGGTCGGAAACTTCGTCGCCAGTGGCAACCCAATAACCATCTTCGGTATAGCCCCACAAGCAAAGACTGCGACCACCAACAGGTGTGCCGCGCCCTTGAAAGGCTCTGAGCGGCAACATCCTATCTAATACGTATTTCATGGTTGTATGCTCATAATGCCTACAAGAGACGCCGCCCAATCCTGCCAGTTATCAAATGTGCGAGTGTCTGGCACGTTTGAGCTCATAAAGTAACCAATCCCCGCCATCGCGTCACCCCACTCCTGCCAGCGAGCCTCGGGTAACGTGCCCAACTGCTGCGGTGCAAACAGCTCGGCCATGAGCGAGCACCACGAGTCCCAAGTGTGGCCTCTGGGATCGTATGTCGTCATGGATTGCCCGTGCTGCGCATGTCACCAACGTCTGCAGAAAGCAGGTTCAAGCCGCACTCGTAGTTGCCGTTCACCACGTTGCTCTCAAAGCGCAGGCGCATCT